AACACTCGAGATATTCGCGGGCTGGGTTTCTTGTGGCTTGGGGGGGGGTGGTACGGGTCTTTGGATTTTCGGGGGTATGTTTTGTGCGGGTTTTCGGTTATTCAGTGGGGCTGGGATTTGGACGGTAAAGATATTATTACTATATTTGCACAACAATCTTAAACAATCTGATTATGGGTGTAAATAAATCAATCACCATCGAGGGGGCTACTTTCCGGTTCGAGGTGAAGTCGAAGGACGGGGTTATGCACGTTTCTCTCTCTTCGGACGCGGGTGAAGAGGCTCGTGCTATCATGTCGGTCGAGGACAGCAAAGAGGTAGTGGACGCGATAGATACGGTTCGCGGGTGGGTGAAGCCGATGCAAGGCAGGCCCTATACGGAACAGGAACTTAAATTCTGAGGTTATGAATGAAGCGTTCAAATGCTACCTACTCGCTTATGTTCGGAGTGTATTCGGAGATCGTTATGAAGCAGGTGTCGGGCTTCTGCTCGATTCGGGGCTTCTGAACGAGACGGCGGCGCAGTGTGCCGTGATATGCTGCTATGTGGACATCTGGTGCATGACGCATTCGAGGAAGCGGCAGGAGGCGTTCGCGGAGGCGGCCGAGACGTTCGGCATTGCCGTATACACGGTACGGCACTACTACTACGACCTGAAAAAAAGGTACGATATCTTCAACAAAAACAACAATGATTATGAAAAAACTGCTTCGTATCTGCCGGAACAAGAAGGTCGGGACAAAAACGACGGCCGAGATTAAATCGTGGCTGGAGACGCACGGGATCGACCGATCTACGGCCGCGCACATTTCGGGGTTCCTGAAAGCGCACGACATCGACCTCGGTGCTATCCGCCTATGCTCCTACGGCCTCACCTACTCCTTCGACGAGTTCCTGGAGTGGTTCAAAAACGACGATTCCTCGCTCGTCCCCGTCGAAAACAAGTTCGCGATATTCTGGAACTCCTCGCACGCCGAGGCCGTCATCGCCGTATTCACGAAATACACGGACGGCATGTGGCTATCTTCCGACGGCATGAGTTACGACAACTGCTGCCGCTTCGTGTCTATGGCGCAGTATCGCATGATCCTCAACGTCCCCGACGACATGGACATCCCCCTGCCGCTCGGGTTCCTGGACGAGATTCGAACGAAAGTAACCGAAACCCCCGCCGAAGATGAAAAGTAGAACCTATTCCGTTGCTACGGGATCCGAAACCGTCATAACTCGTCGGCCGGAAGGCATGACGCAGGAAGAATACCGCGCCCTGCGGCGCGAGGCCGACCGAAAACTCAAACTCAGACTGCGCTACGGAACGATCATCTACGTGGCCTCCGAGCTGTTCTCCGAGAACGGCATCGACATGATCCGGCGCTTCAAGCCCTATCGGCGCCCCTCCAAATCGGCCGCCGTGAAGCTCGAATCTATGCGCAAGGAAAAAAATATGCGCGCCCGCTTGGAATTGAAAAACTAATTCCCTATATTTGTTCCCGGAATGTTTCTGTGGTATTCCTGAAAACACCCAATTCTCTGGCTTATTTTTTCCTCCGTCCCCGATCCAGGGGCGGAGGTTTTTGATTAATTTTTTCCATAATTCACGCCCTTCGTGGTAAATTCTTATATTTGGGCGTAAAAACCGAGCTCCATGGACGACAGGAAATCCGCAACAGACTTTTTAAAGAACGCGACAGCAGCGCCGCAGACGCCGGATGCAACGTCCGCGGAGTGGGAGTGGCCTATATCGGATCAGGTGGAGAAGCAACTGAAAATGATGGGCGTCTACGACATAATGCGCGAGCAGATATACACAATCAGCACCTCCGCATCGAAGGCGAAGATTGATATCGCCAAGTCGAAGATCGACGGCCTCACCAAGTCCATGAATCTAATAAAGGCCACCATGTCCGTACTGGAATCCTCCGGATCGGACGTGGACGAAAACCGTATATCGGAGATCGACATACGCATGCACCTCGATGAAGATGATGACAGCCAAGAGTAGAAAGGCCGGATGCCTCGACATGAACATACACCTCACGCGCAAGCAGAGGATCATGTGGAACCGCCTCAACGACGGCCAGTGGAAGGAAGTGCTCTTCTACGGCGCCTCGCGCTCGGGAAAGACTTTCGTCATTCTATACTGGCTTATCGTGCAGTGCGTGGCGCACAAAGCCAACTGCCTCGTGCTCCGCAACCTCTTCACGTCGCTGCAAACCGGAATGCTCCAGCAGACCCTACCCGCGGTGCTCAACGCGATAGCCAAGCTTAACGGCTACGCCAAGTGGCAGGAGATAACCATGAAGGACGGGACACCGTTCGCAAAGTATAACGGCAAGGACAACTACCTCATGTTCTACAACGGCGCCTACATAAAATTCGGCTCCATACGAGGGTCGGCCAACGACGAGAGCCAGTTCGATAAGATTCTGTCGTCGGAATGGGGCCATATCTTCATCGACGAGGTGTCGGAGGTAGAGGAGAGGGCGGTAGACACCCTCCGCTCGCGACTGGCGCAGAAACTACCTGTGCGAAACAAGCTCCTGTTCGCCCTCAACCCCACGCGAAAAACCGGATGGACGTACGTCAGGTTTTTCAAGCACGAGACCCGCGAGGGACTGGCGATCCCCCAGGAGCAGACTTCGAAGTTCCTGGTCGTGAAGTTCTCGCTCAACGACAACATGGAGAATGTCGCCGACGACTACCGCGAGACCCTGGAGGCCATGTCCACGCTCATGCGCAAGCGCTTCCTGGAGGGCGACTACTTCGACGAGAGCGAGGGGGAGATTTTCAAAAAAATATGCTGGAGCGACGTGAACCCCGACCTGCGCTTCCCGACGCCCGAGGAGTGGATAGACCTAATCATCTACACCGACCCGTCGGCCAAGGACAGCCGCAAGAGCGACTTCAAGGCGTCGCTGCTCATGGGCAAAGCCCGCGGCCGAATATGGCTCATCGACGTGCTGGCCGTGCAGGGCACCTCCCTGGAGATGATGAAAAACATTCGGGAGTTGTACCTAGAAAGCCCCAACCGCCTCATAACGCGCATCGTGATGGAAAAGAAGCAGCTGCCCCTGGACTTCAAGACCACATTCGACCAGTTCCAGGCGGACACGGGGTGGATATGCCCCCTGGAATGGGACACCCGAAACATGGGCGACAAGTTTACGGTCATCGAATCCATCCTCGATCCCCTCTTCACGTCCGACAGGTTCGTATTCAACGCTAAGCTCAAAGATACCAACCGCGGCGAGGAGGCCGTGAATCAGTTCCTTTTCTTTTCGCGCAAGGTCGATCCCAACCGCAAGGACGACATCCCCGATGCGGCAGCCAAGGGCGTATCGCTCATGAACCGCGCGGGCGGAACCGCGGGCTCCGCGTACAGAAGCTCCGGTATCATAGTAAAAAAACCAAAACGTTTCATATCATGACCGAGAATGTGAAAATTTATACCATCGAGGAACTCGAAGCCCTGGGTTGGGAATTTACCACGCTGAACAATATATACAATCCCCAGTACGATCAGAGTTTCCTAGAGCTGATGTACTCGGAAGATATCCCCGCGGACTTGCCGTCCCCGGCATCGCTTCAGGCGTTCGAGCCCTACTTCAACGGCCCTAAGACGATCCCGTCGCTGGACTACAACAGATTTACACCAATACAGATCTTGTGCGACGTGGAGAAAGATCCCGACGTCTCCACCGTGGCTATACCCGACAAATGGGTCATAAACCTGAAGGGAGGGTCATTCGCGATTACAGGACTTAGGGCCAACGAAGCCCTTACGCTCAAATTCACCCTCTCATGTTACATAAAGGGAGACACTCCGCTCCCGATCCAAATAGCGTGGAGAAGAGACGCTTCTTCTATCTGGAGTGTCGCATACGACACCTATGCATACAAGTGGCCTGTGTCGGGCACTAACCCCCCGGGTATCGAATGCAATATTCTTTTGAACGGATTAAAACCCGGCAATGTATTCCAGATAGGCATAATCAGGGACAACAAAATGGCCGCCGACAAAAACCTGTACATCTATGGGTTCAATCTTGACGGAGCGACTATCATGCGTTCGTACACTACGGCCAAGAAGGAGTTCACAGACCCCAAGACCGGGGAGGTTCGAAGCTATGCCAACTCCCCTGTCTTGTGCACCTCGCCCGCGGATTCGCTCCAGTCGGCCGCAGAGTACGCCTCATGCATAGAATACGGGGAGCAGGTTATCGTGGCCGGGGAACCCGGCAAAATGTACTTCCCCGAGGAGGAGCTCTACCAGTGGATTTCACCCCAGCAGCTCGATCAGTTCAAGAAAATGTACCCCGACTGCGTGGAGATTTCCTACAACAGCGCCCTGGGGTACGTGTACAGTCAAATCGGGGAGCTGTACGACATAGCCTCGATACTGGCCGGAGACACCAACGACGGCACGGCGAAGATCATGCGGTGGATATTAACCGTCCTTACGGCCTACAACATCACGAGCCCCTCGGCCCGGCACTCCGAGACCCTTCGCGACAACTACGAGATGGTCGTAAAGAAGGTCACGGAGATGAAAAACGGGGCTACGACGCTGCATGACGCCCCGATAAAGGATACCCCGAATGCATGGGGTACGGTAGTAAACGGATCGAAAAACAAAATGCGCGGATAAATGGCACAATTTCACACCCCGAGGCAGCAGCCTTACAACCCCTTCCGCCCTATTGGGGCGCCGAATGTAAAGTCGAGGTACATTCCCAACCAGTACTTCGTCGAGTTCACTCCGAGCTGGTGGCGAAATGCCATCGACAACGCGGTGAACTACTCCGACCTTACGATGGTGGACACCCTGTATTCGTGGTGCATTCAGTCATCGCCGTTCCTGGTGAGCCAGATGAACAAGCGCCTGAACCCCATCGAGAATGCCGTGTTCGCGTTCTACCGCGACGGCGAGATCGACGAGAACCTCACAGAGATGATAACCCGCACCCGGTGGTTCAATAAGATGAAGCGCGAATTCGTGCTCTCGAAATTCTACGGCGTGCGTATTGTCGGCATCGACGTCGAGAAAGACACCATCACCAGCTACCCGCTGCGAAACATAGACATGGTGAACAGGGCGATCCGGTCGCAGACCTACGCCATAGAATCCGTGGCCAACGTCGACGACTACGACAATATGTTCTACATGCAGCCCGACACCGACCAGGACTTCAAGATGGGAATGATGCAGCAGATTTCCCGCGCCATGATCGGCATTGTGGAGGCGTACAACAACTGGTCGGTGACGAGCGCTACATACTCATATCCCCGCACCACCGTGGGCTTCATCGACGGAAACGCGCAGGCGCAAGCGCTGGCCGAGAATATCGCCAACAACCTCGACCCGCTCGACACCCCCGTGCTGCCCTTCAAGCAGAACCTCGACAACAAGGAGAACGTCTACCAAGTAGAGGTCAAGCCCCTCCAAACCCAAATGTACCCCGATGCCTTCCGGGTGTTCAAGGAGTACATAGACAGCTACCGCGCGGAGATCATGCAGGAGGTGACGGGAGGTACTCTGCTCGGCGCCACGGAGAAAAATACCAACTCCGAGCAGCTCGCGCAGATACACATGTCGCTCTACGAGGCTCTGTGCAACGCCGACAAGCGCGACTTTGCGAACTTTTTCAACTACGAAGGTGCCATCCAGAAGATCGGCCGCCTGCTCGGCATAGATATGTCGGGCGTAAAGCTCATGGAGGTGCCCGACACCACCATCAGCGTGGATAAGTTCGAGCGTATAGGCCGCGTGCTGGCTTCGCAGGGCATGGCGTACAGCCCCGAGGTCATGCGTAAGGTAGGCATGGAGCCCTCCGACATAAATACGTCCGTGCGCAACAACAACTGGACGGAGGTTAAATTGCAGGCCAAATCCATCATGGCGAAAATAAAGTCGGCACTCACGCCCTCCAAGAAAACAAACGACAATGGAGACGATAGCAGACCTGAGGAGGAAAATTAATACCGCCATCTACAACATCAAGACCCAAATTCCGGCCAAGGTGGCCGAAAGCATGGATAGGGAAACGCGCCTCAACTTCGAGCGCGAGGAGTATGGCAACGACGGCACGCCCCGGAAGTGGGCCGACAGGTGGGGCAAGAATTTTAAGACGAAAAAATTCGAGAACGTCGAGGCATACCTCCGTTACCCCAAGCTCCGACACACGGGCCGTCTGGCGAGGAGCATAGCGCCGTTCTACGGCCAGGGGTTCGCCGGGCTGCGGGCCGCGGCGCCCTATGCGGAACTTCAAAACACGGGGAAAGGCGCCCGTACCGGAGGCAACCCTTTCCGCACGCTACCATCGTCCTCGACGCCCGTGAGGCTAGGCACCAATCCCGCCGCCCGACCCTTTATGGGCGTTGGTCAAAGAACCGAGCTCAACACGCTTCGGCTATACTCCCGAGAGATCGCAAAGCTGGTGTAGAAAAAATTTTATTTGCGAAATATTTTCCTTTGCACTACATTCGTAACGTCCTATACTGGAATT